GATTGCCAAATACACAGTTTGACAAGTTTTAGCTACCTATTAAAAATCAAATATTTTTTAGAGATTTTGAACTACAAATTGAGCTTATATAAGTTTATTTTTATGCAATATGCACAAACTTTATTCCCACTCAATGGTCGCGGGGGGCTTCGTGGTCACATCGTAAACGACGCGGTTGACATATATTTCATCTATAATATCACAATTTTTATGTGCAATTTACCATGACCGCAAAATCAGTAGAAATCACATTTGCAATTTCATAGTATAATTTACACAACCGCTATTAATGTTTTTAGTTCAATCTCTCTAAAAATATTCAAAAGTTTAGTAGGTAGCCAACTATGTTTTTCTGAGGTAGTTGGCTTTCATGTAACATCATGAGTATATACCATGAAATGCCTTGTGTCAATCAAGTTCCAACCCACTCAAACGACGAAAGTGTTAGTTTAAAAAAGTGCTGCTAAATTTATCTGGTAGGACAAACTCTTCCCAGAAGTACTTTCTGACACATTAAATATGATTTTATTACTCTGTACGCCACCTGTATTATTGACATAAAATGTTCCTGCACTATTGTTAATGGTATATGTGTATTTACTTGTATTAGTTCCGTTTGAATTAAACGTTATATTCCATTGTGGATTAAGAACACCTGAAATTGTCGCAGTAAATGTCTGGTCTGTTGTTTCTAATAACTCAAAGTAATTAGAATAATTATAAGGTGGAGTTATTACAATATCTGCCACAATAGGTTTAGCTGTGATTGTTACACTAACATTATCAGAAATGGCAATATCAGTTTCTTCCACCTTGTAGCTACCTGTAATAGTAGCAATACCCTCACTTAATCCAGTAACAATATTAGTTAATGGGTCTACACTATAAACAGTAGGATTAGATACTGTATATGTGATAGTAGGTGTAGGTGTAATAACAGTACCATTCTTAGTTACTGACACTGTTAATTGCTGTGTTGCTTCTTCTTGAATATTAATAGATGATGGTGTAATAATTGTTTCATATGTGTCGGGTTTATGTTCAAAGTCCCAACGATTAGCAATCATATTATCAACATCATCACTTGATATAACAGGAGAACGAACACAATAAACTTCGCAAAAACCATTTTGATAATTAATATCTCTGATTTTCCAAGCGATTTGATTAATACCAGCAAAAAAACGGTCATTAATTAACATTCGTCTAGTTAAATCATTTAATGGAAAAGTAAAATGACAAACAGATTGCAAAACACTTATATCTTGAGTAATATTTACACTGCTTGATAAATTGTCTGCATTAGCATAAAACTCTGTAAGGTCGGCAAGAGAAGCGTTTCCTTTGTGTCTCAGTTCATATTTAATAATTTGATTGCATTCAACAAGATATGTTTTATCATACACTGTGTTTTCATTTGTGTTATCTAAAAGAGCAAGATATTGTTTATTATCAAATAGAATAATGTCACCTTGATTTATATTCGGCTCATTTGTGTCACGCTTAGTGAAAATAGTCATGTATGGTTCTTTGTTCTTATTGCTTGCAATATTTTTATTTGTCTTAAAAATGGCTTTACGATTATTGCCCTTTATGGTTACAGTGACACCATTATTAGCTAATGCTTCATAAAATGCTTCTTCTGTTGGATTGTACATATAATCCCCCTAATTATGATAGAGGTAAGTAATTTGTGATACCTCTGGTTCATATTCTGGAATTTGAGAAATTTGATTTTCTACCGATTGAATACGGGATTCAAGATTTTTATAAGCATCGGTTGTATTTGAAAATTCTGTTTCCACTGACCTATAAAGGTCAATGTTATTTGCAAGAGTGTTAAGAATATCAAGTTGTGTTCTAAGAAGAGCAAGTTTATTAGCGTTGTCTTGGGGCTTATAGTTTGCAGTATAATCTAATCCATTTTCTTCAAGAAGAATCTTATACTGCTCTTCAGATAGATATAACTTATTTCCCATAGCTAAATTTAATCTATCAAGATTTGAAATAACCATTTAATCAATCCTTTCTAAAATTTTCTGTGGAGAAAAAACAGGTTAGCTATTTAAGAGCAAACAAACTAGGGGTAACACAGCGTTTATTCTCTTTTTATCAAAACAACTAAATAAAAATGGTACTCCACAGTATCAATCAACCATGAAGTACCATTTAATTAATTTTCAATTATTTTAATATATTTATAAACTGTTGTTCTGCTCCTATCACATAGTTTAGCAAGTTCTGTTATGCTTATTTCTTTATTTTTATACTGTTGATAATAGCGCATAAACATTGATGGAATATCATCTTTATTTACTTTTTTTCTTCCAATATGTTTACCTTTAGCTTTTGCGTTTTGCATTCCACTTTTAATGCGTGAAACCGTCATATCTCTTTCAAGTTCTGCAAACACTCCGGCTATCTGTATAAACGCTTTTGTCATTGGGTCTATCTCACCATTGGTACAATCAATTGTCATGGAATTGCCTATTATCAATTTAATATGATTTGCTTTTACAAATTCAATAATATCACATAGCTGTTTTGTGCTTCTTGTAATACGAGACACTTCAGTAGATACTATGGTATCACCTGCTTTAACAGCAGCTAAAAGTTTATTTAATTCTACTCTATTGGTTTTTGTTCCACTTTCATATTCAAAATAAATGTTTTTGGATTCAACTCCATACTGGTTTAGTTCTTTTGTTTGCCTTGTTATATCCTGCTTTATTTCATCAGTAGAACACCGAGCATAACCGTATAACATATTATATCAACCCTTTCGTGTACAACTATATACTGTTCAAGAAAGGTTGTCAATGTGTGTGAACACTTTATCTTTAAGTTTATAATATAAATCATGCAAAAATGACAATGCAGAAACTTGTTCAAGAAACCAAATGTTTGAATGAACAACTAGAAAGGTGTATTTGTTTTATTTCTTAATGAATCTATTATAAATTTATACCTAGAATCAATTTTGTTATTAGATGGCATAAGTTTACCCTCGGATACTAAAAAACGATTCTAGCATCTAAAACCTTATGAATTGATTGCAAATATAAGATAATATATAGAATAGTCATTTTGTATATTATTTTTAAAAACCTATAATTGTTCAAGTTATTGATTGGTATGAGTTTTTACCTTTTGATAACCAGAATGATTATAGGTTTTTTAGTTTAAGTGTAAAATTTGTCCAAGGGCATCTGTATAAGGGAATATATATTATACAGATGCGTTAGGACAAATTTGGTAATCGCGCGAAACAAATGTGCATAATATAATACATATATCCATTTGTCTTTATTCACTACTCTGTATTGCACTATTCCTATACGTTTACCTACTTATTTGAGTTATCCATAACTAACCATTATTCAAAGCAATTGTTTCATCTTCAACATTTTTAATCCTTTTAGATTCTTTCTCAACATCATTAATATAAGGACTAATCTTCATTGCAGTTTCTTTGCTCATAATCCCCATTTCAATTTGCTTTTGAATATCATTAATTAAGCTATTGTTATCAATGGGTCTATTATAGTTAAAGCTAATCTCAATACTATCAAAGTACATCCCCATTAGCTTGCTAATATAATATAACCTTTTATCAAATCCATCTTGCATATTGAATGCAGTTCTTTTTGCCATGTTATCAGCACAGTTAAATAGCAGTTTTAAGCTAACCTCACTGACGTTAGAAATATTACTCTGTCCATACAGCACGCTAGGAACTTGTGCAATCGTGTAAAATTGACTTAACATATTGTCAAGAATCTTACTAATAGCCGGAGTATCAAGTTCAGCCGTTGCCCACTTAAAATCTCCTCCTGCTTCAATGTTTAAAACTGCGCCTGTTACATCTGTATCAACATTACTTTGTACCTTATCGCCTATACTAACACCTAAGGGATTTAAACTTAAAGCACCAACACTATCACTCATCTTTGACAGTAACGCTTCAATTTCATCCATAATAGGCATTAAGTCACTTACAACAGAAACACCAAAGAAACCGCTTGCATCCATATTTCCGCTTGTGTAATGAATAGGTAAGCCAGTTGTATTTCTATACTTTGCAATTTCAATATTTCCTTTGTATTCAATAACTTCATCTGGAAGATAAACAATATCATGTTCTGTATTGTCTACTGTATCAATCCATTTTTCAATAAAACTTACATATTCACCAGAATCATCATAGATTGGAAAGCTATCCTCTGCTCTAATAATTTTACTTCTTACAATGCCGTTTTTGTCTTTACATACATATTCATAAGCGTTGCCATAAGTATAGATATTTTTAGCAATATCATAATCAGTTTTGTTATATAGACCTTTTTTATAAATTGTATTAAGCATCTTTACTTCCGGCTTATCCCCATTAATAGTTATAGGGTTGCCGCAAATGTAAGAGCTATGAAAATCAACAACACTTTTAATTGACTGCAAAACAATCTTTGCTGTTGTGAATTTTTCATTTTTAAATACGATATCTTTTCTTTGTAATACCTTGTGCTGCCCTTCTACATAGTTTTTAATTCTATTTGCTACTGCTATGTTATGTAGGGCTGGAGTATTATCAATGTTCATATTTTACCCCCTTATTAAAAGTATCTTACGCCGCTCTTAATACCCTGTATTGCTAAAGCGGTGGCTATTACAGTATCGTCATGCTTACCTATAACAGCATTCATTTTACCATCCGAGTATTCATAGGTTTTCATTTCATTTAGTAAATTAATAGATTTAATATAAATACTATCTTCTTCCCAAAGCTCAACAAAGTCGTTAATCATAATTGGTTTAGTTTTGCTATTTGTATTAAAGCCAACCTTCTTAACCATTTTGCCACGAACATCATAATCTTTGTGTTTATAGAGATTTTTATAACAGTAGATATTCTTCAACCTGTCCAAAACAATATGACCGCCGGACGCTTTTTCAACTACTACAAGTGCCTTATTATACCAGCAAGCCAACGAATACACCACTTTAGCAACTTCATGTGGTTGTGTCTTATTTGACCTAAACTCTGCGACTTGCATTAAATCTTCAGTGTAAACATGGATTACATTGTAGTCAGACCCAACACCTTCTGAAGCGTCAACACCAATTACATATTTCTCTTTTAATTGTGGAATTCCCCATATTGTCAGATAGTTATTAAGATACACTTTTAAATCAATAGGAATACTGCTTATTGCTTTTATTGGTTTAATCTTAGAAACCACATTGTAGCGGTCTATAATTTTTTGTGTATTGAAAATATTTGCACCACTTGTAATAAATGCTTCAACAGGTGTTGCTGGAAATTCTTGTCTGAATTTTTCTTCACTACTGTTCTTAATCTTTATTCTTCTCCATGTTAGTTGATTGAGCGATGCTCCCATAGTGAAATAATTTCTTTCATCTGGCTCTAATGCATCTTCTGTAAGCGACTCTCCATATAGGTCTAAGTATCTGCTTGCAAATTGCTTATACTCATCACTAAACATCCGCTTATCGTCTATCCATGAAAAGAAAAATGGTTTATATAAGCTATCATGATTTTCTGCCTTGTCCCACATATTACTAAATTCATTCATACCATTTGCCGTGCTTTCAAGAATAATCTTACCATTAGGCAACAGAGCTTGCTCAATGGCTAATAAGTTCTTTGCTACACAATCCTGCTTCATGAAAGCAACTTCTGATAAGTGACAGAATTTAATTGAGCTACCCCTTGCAATTTCCTTACTCCCCATTGTGCAGACAGTAATTTTAGAGCCATTTTCAAATTTAAGTTCTTTACGATTGTTAGCAATATCTTTAGGTTTAATTGCTTTAGGTAAATCATCAAAGAGTTGTTTTAACTTATCAAAGATTGCATTGGCACTGTCAATACTATATGAAACAAGCAAGCACACACTGTTTGGTGTGGTTATTGCATAATAAAGAGATAGTCCGCAAGAAACAGAGGTTATTCCTAACTGTCTGCTCTTGAGGACTATGTTGTATTTATCCAAATTGTTTACTAGTTCTTTTTGCTGTTGGTTTAAATCAAATTTAACCTTTTTGCCGCTTTTATCTACAATAGTGCAAAATGTTTGAACCCATAAAATAGGGTCATTCATAATTCGTTTTAATTTTTCGGCTAAAGTCACTATTGCATTCCTCCTTATTCATCAATATCAACATGATTAAGGATACTCTGCAATTCGCTTTCACCATCATTATGAAAGAAAGTGTTACTAAAATCAACAAATGCCTTAAATGCTTGAACATCATCTTTTGCTTTTACAAAGTAGATATTATATAACTCAACCATCCTCTGGCTTTGTTTTGCTTTAAGTAATAGCTTTAATGCGTTTTGTACCGGTTCTTCATATAGCCATACTTTAGCACTTTCTTCTGTAACACCATTAGGAAACATCTTAAAATGATTCTTTAGCTCTTCAAATGTTTTAATCTTGCTTTCAGCAGGAAGTAGGTCTGGACTATACAACCAATATAAATATAGTACTTTGTATTCTGGTATGAGTTCTTTCATTTTCGTTCTAATGCTAACA